TATCAAAAAGATCAATAACAAAGAATCGAGACGAATGACTGACAAAAACCATAAGATTAGCCGATGGCTCGTTAATCTTGCCGTGCAAGAGGGTGTCGGCACCATAGTTATGGAGAAGCTTTCAGGTATTCGTCAAAAGGTCAATAGTGCAAAGCGTGCAGATAGAAATATCCATAATTGGACTTTTCAACAATTGCAAAACTTTATTGAATATAAAGCTGAATTGGAAGGTATTAATGTAATATACATAGATCCCAGCTATACCTCGCAAAAGTGTCATCGTTGTGGTCATATTAAAAAATCCAACCGCCAGGGTAACACTTATCACTGTAAAGAGTGCAATTATGAAATCCATGCAGATTTGAATGCTGCTCGCAATATTGCACAATCTGCCTAGTTGGTAACAGGTTAGGTGCCCTAGTAGCTATACGTTATTAGGGAGGGGTGATGACACATCCTAAACTTGAGGTCGTACTCAGCTACCAGAAATGGACTGCTGTTTAATCACTCAAGAATCCCGCCACTTTAGTGGTGGGAGTGTCAAATTGATATGATTTTCCTAATGTTATTTTTGATTTATAAAAAGTTTAAAGGTTTAGCTAATTTTAAGGGAGGTGTATAGATATGCGTAGAAATATGTATAAATTGAATGAGGAGTTTAGGGCAATGACTGCTGAAGAGATTGCTAAGGATGTTATAGAGACATTTGATAAATTTACTATGAGGGATTACGAGGATATTTTAATGCATTTATCTAGGTATGTAGATAAAGATTCAGAGCATTATTTACGTAATCCTAGTGTGATAGTTACTACTGACGATGGTGAACCGTTGTCTATATTGCCTGATGAACTTGCTGGCTTTGAGGAATATCTGTTAGATAGGATGTAATATGATATATAGATAAATAGGATTGTTAGATTTATTAAATTTTTAATTTTAAGGAGGTATGTTTATTATGTGTAAGGAACATTTGGATGTGGATCGTGTACTGGTAGGTAGAGAATATTTGCCTGAGGATGTAAGGGAGGATGCCGACTATGTATTAGCTGGTAATAAGGATGAAGGATTTGAAGTGATCAAGATGGATGGTATCGATCTTGACCCTGAAGAGATGGAAGATTTGGATGAGTATCCGAGAGTATTTAATGAGTATCATTATGCTTCAAATAAACATAAGAAGAAGGTAGTTGTGGTTTATGAAGAATCTAAGTCAGGGAGTCATGGAACTCCTGTGGCTCTTAGATGGAATGTGTTAAAGGATAGAGAATAAGATGAGACGTAATTATGAATCATTAGTGGCAGAATATAGTCAGGGGAGTAAGAAGAGTATTAGTGAATCACTTAATATTGATAAATTTAAAGATGTTAGTTATTGGCAGAACTATTTCTATGAGGTGGAGAGTGTATGTGATATAATCTACGATGAGCATGAAAGTTTTGGAGAAAACTTTCTGGTGCGTATTCAAAGAGAAGCTAAAATTATATTGGAGACGGCGGGTTTTGGAGAGGACGATATAAATGAAGAATTGAAGGAGATTGGAGTTGCAATATATGAAGCATTAGTTGAGGAGGTAAATGATCTTAAAGACATAATAACGGATAGTTCTCCGTATGGCTTTCAGTCTGTGGTTACTAAATATTTTGGTACGGAAGAATTTAAATAAACTATTTAAGTGTTATTGATATAGGGGGTGTTTTTGAAATGAGACGTAAGTATGGTTCATTAGTTGTAGAAGCTAATCAGAATGGCAGGAAGAAGAATATTGAAGAGTGTGAAGGTAAAACTATTATGGCTTGTAAAGATGTAGGTAAGAACAGGTTAGAGTTTTTATTGAATGATGGTACTAAGGTAGAAGTAGGCGGAGACGTTGATCCTTATAATGGCATATATTATAAGATTGAAAGCCAGAATGATGAGGATAAGAAGTTAGTGGATGTAAAGAAAAAAGAAGGAATGGGAAGGAAATCCGTAAAATAAGTGAAAGGGTGGTATTTATGACTGCTGATAAGTCTAATAAGTGTGCATGTTGTGGTTCTCTTATGAAGAAGGAACTCAATGAGAATTGTGGAGAATTTAAGAAGGAGTACGTATGTGAGCAGTGCAGGACTTCAGATTGTGAATGTGGTGCGAAGAAGCAGGTACTCTTATCTTGATAGGTGGTGATTTAGGTGAAACGTAGATACGATAAATTATTAATACTAACAGAGGATACAGACGATGATGAAGTAGCATCCATTGATGTTAAAGGAGAGGATGTTAGTGGGTATTATTATGATATAAGATTAGCTGCCGACTGGATTCTTGACGGTAGACATGCCATTGTAGGAAGATTAGTGAGGCAGGACGATAAATATGATAATAGATTTGCTGATTATCAGACTTTATTTCATTATCGTAATAAAGCTCATCAGAGAGATTTTGAAGATGTAGAAGAATTGTACTACATATGGGATCAGATCACGTCATTAGCGATGGCATCAGGATTACCTGAAGGTACTTTTAAAATGAGGGGTGATGTAGGTGGAGAAGAGGACTTTTGGGATTATATATGATAGTCATCAAAATATGCAAGAGATCACTCAACCTACTTCAGTAGGTCCATTTGTAAAATCAATACCATTCATGGCTTATCCTGCTGATGTTGTAGCTATGTCATATGATGAATGTATGCGTCATGCTGAGTATGATCTTAATATGTCAGAAGAAGAAGCAGAAGTGTATTGTAGTGTGTGCGAGCAATGATTGGGTGGTGATATATATTGGCTGATGGTAAAGAAGGTGTAGGTAAGGATTATATCACTATAGATAAAAAATTTTTTATAAGGTTTATACGTGCTTTAATCTATTTTTGGTTGGTTGATACTGAAGCGGAGGGGGGTATAGAAGGTGAGCATCATATGTGGAGGCGTATGATGAGGATTATTGAGGGAACGTTTTATCCTGATAGAGTAAAATTAGCTATAGCGAGGAGGGTCATCTATAGGATACTTCCAGAGATTCAAAGAAGGTATGTGAAGGATGGAGATTTGACTGATAATTAATAGAGAATATTAGGAGGTGTATTTATGTCATTATTATTTGAAGAGATCGATAGGGATACTGCTAAAGAAAGATTGTATGAAGTAGTGAAGTCCCTAATAGGTGATGTGGAGAATGACTTAGAGTACGTAGAGAATGACGAGCAGGGATTTATTGAAACTTATTTCAACGATGTAAAGAAATCTGGCAGGGATTATACCGTAAGGATTTTTGAGGATAGCAGTATAGAATTGATAGTAGGTAGTGAAGATAGTGGCGAAGAAGAAGATGATGATATATCTTTGGGCACTTGTGAATGGGAGAATAGAGATTTATTGGGCGGTGTGGTAGAACATATAGATATAGCTGTAAGTGGCAATAATATTGATAACGATATTAAAGCAGAATTGATTGAGAAGTTGGCTGTCAATAATACTGTATTTATTGATGTAAATTTACTGGAGTCTGTTGATAACGTATCTGAACTTAGAGTTAATGGAATTCATCTAGGGTATATTTTAGTATCTGATTTGAGAACTGCTTTAGTAGAGTCGGTAGAAGATACTAGGTCGGTTATTGAAAGCTTAAATGATGATACTTCTCAGGTACAACTCGAAGTTAATTCAGAAGAAGTTTTATCTGTTATAGATAAGCTGATTGATCAAGACGATATATTTAAGGAGGAGTAGCATGGGATTACTAGAGAACATAAAAGGTGTATTTTCACGATCAGGTTCAGGTTCTAGTGGTCAGTCTAGTAGAGACGAAAGTTTGTATGAGAGTGATATGTCGGTACTACTAGAAGATGCGGTTGCTTCTAATGCAATGCCTGATGATAAAAGTATGTGGCAGGTGGTTGAAAAACTACGGAATATTTCTGAGGAGCGTCATAATAGGTATAATGAATATGATATTATGGAAGAGGACGTAATAATATCGTCAGCGTTAGAGATGTATGCGGATGATGCTACTCAGATTGATATGGATACCTCGAAGAAGGTATGGGTAGAGTCTAAGAAAAATAATAAGTTGGCAGAAGAGTTAAATAAATTTTTAGAAGCATTAGATGTGGATAAAAATATTTGGGGTTGGGCTTATCGTCTTGCTAAATATGGTGATTTGTATTTGAATGTGTTTTTTGAAAGTGGCGGTGAAGCTCAAAAAATTTCAGATTATCCTGGCTCGACAGGTGTGAATATGCAAAGACTTGATGGGTATGAGAAAGAAGATGGTGAGGGCGAAGAGGAAGATACACCTTCAAATATGGAGGATTATGTGGAGACGGTTGATGATCCTTCTACTATATTTAATTTGGTAGAGCGTGGTAAAACTGTGGCATTTGTGGAAGTAGATAAGGATGATGTAGACAAAGGTGCGGGTAGGGCAGATAGGGAAGGCGTGAGAGCTTATTATAGGTTAAGTCAAAAAGAAGTGAAAATGTATCATCCTATGTCATTTGTACATTTCAGTATAGATAAAGGTCAGGGATACGATAGTATTGTGTTATACGAGATGGATGAATCAGCTCTTCCAGGTATGGGTGGCGGAGGTACAGAACGTATATTTAAAGTAGCAAGAGGTTCTTCTTTATTAGGGGAAGTAAGATCTATTTATAGAATATTGAGGTCTCTTGAAAATACGGTAATTTTATCGAGAATTGTTAAATCTGCTTTTGTGCGGATAATCAGTTTAGAAGTAGGTAAGCAGAAGCCTACTAAAGTTAGGCAGATGGTTACTAAGATGAAACAGATTTTATCATTCTCGGAGAAGATGAACATGGATCAGGATCAATACTCGATAGTGAGAAGTCCTGGCATGTTTGGTGAACCTATAGTAATTCCAGTGAGAGATAATGTAGGTTCGATAAAAGAAGATACAATTGGTGCTGATTATGACGTTAAGAAGCTGACAGATATAGAATATTTTAATAATAAATTTTTTGCGGGATTGAAGATACCAAAAAGTTTTATGGGTTTTGAGGAAGCTATTCCAGGAGATAGGGCAGATTCACGGTTAACTATGTTGGATATACGTTATTCTAGAACTATTAAGAGATTAGTCTCTGCTTTAATTGAAGGTTTAGAAACTTTACTTAATATATATTTAATTTCTAATGGTAAAAATAATCAGGTGAATAATTTTGTAGTTAAGATGGTTCCTCCTTCTTCTGTCGATCAGGTGCAGAGAAGAGAAGATAAGAAAGCAGAAGTTGATGTAGCTAGTCAGATTCAACGATTGGTTACTGATTTGAGAGACGCTGATGTTGATCAGACTAAATTATTAAGATATATGTTGGTAAATTATGTGGGTATGGATGAAGAAAGTGTTAAAGAGTTTGTTAATTTACCAGTAGAAGGTGAAGAAGGCGAAGAAGGGGTGTGATGTATTTGGAAAATATGATGATGACTTATAATAAGCAACAGGTTTTAGAGAGATTGTATGAACTATATAATAATACTACTGACGAACTTGAGAGGGAAGATATTAATAAAATTATAGATGACGTAGTGGTTTATGATGAAATTCCAGAGGATCTTGTTAAATCGAAGTATTATAGGCATATAGTGCCTATCAAAGAACGTTTTGGTCATGAGATGAGGTCAAAGGCGATCTATAAGACGCTGAAAAGGATCGTGGAAACTAAACAGTATACTGATGTAGAGGTAGCTAAGGCGATGTCATCATTAATAACTCATGCTTTAATAGAATACGATATGACATCTGATAGTTTAGATGATATTTATGAAGAACTTGATTTAGGCTTGGCTATGGGTATTTTAAATGAATTTTTTGAGAATAGAGATATTCCACAGGATTCGATAATTGAGGTTATTACGAATTTGTTCCCTGAATTGCTTCATGAGGGAAAAGGGGGTGATTAGATGGCTACGCAATATATGCTAAAAGATGATTTTATATTTGAATCTAGTGATATACAGATGCATGAAAATTTTGATGATAGGAATGGTACAGTTCTTGCATCATTTGATATGCCGTTAGCGGATTACCAAGAACATACAAGGAATGGTAGGTTATATACCCGTTCGTTATGGGATTCGGTTATTAATTCTTCGACAGTTAAAGAGATGCTAGAAACGAAAACTTTGTTTGGTGAAGCTCATCATCCAGAAGAACGATTAGAGGTAAAGCTTCCTGAAGTATCTCATGCGATTAGGAATTTCCGATTAGATGATAGCAGGGGTTGGTTAATAGGAACTGTAGATATACTTAATACTCCTAATGGTAGGATACTTAAAACTTTCATAGATTACGGTTCTAAGCTTGGTGCATCTTCAAGAGGTTCTGGCAGCGTAGAAAATGATGGCACTGTAGATGAACATAGTTATAATTTTGTAACCTTTGATATTATACCGTTACCTAGTAATAAAGTTGCGAGGATGCCAAAAGATAAGGTTACAAGTGAAGAACTTGTAGGGGCTGGAGTTGTGTCTCTAAAAGAATCTTTGGAAGCTGAAGTTAATTATTTGGTAGAAGATTGTAACGATAAACAGAAGCTGGACGATTTTAAGAAGGTTTTAAGCTCTAGTGGTAGTAGTGAGTATAAAACTTTGGTAGAGAAGTTGGAATCTAAGATGAGATTATTGGAAACAGATCGCTCTAACTCTCCTGTAGAGGGTAATGATGAAATAATACAGAACTTAAGAACTAATTTAGATGAAGCTTATAAGCGGATAATGGATCTTAAGGCAGAGAATAGTAAACTGATAGAGGAATTGCAGACTGGGAAGAAGCCTAAAGGTAAGGAAGGTAATGATAGGTTTAAGAAACTACAAGAAGAACTTAGTAAGGTAAAGAAAACTAAGGATAAGCTTAGCGATAGGGTCGTAGGGTATGAGGACGCTGTTGCAGGTTTGCAGGAGCAACTTGATGAGTGTTATAATTACATAGAAGATTTAGAAAACGAAGTGGACGGTTACGAAGATTTATTAGAGAAGAAAGATAGACGAATAAAGGAGCTATATGATGCTGTAAACGAAAGAGAACAGATGCTGGAAAGTTATGAAGCAGATTTACAGAATACTAAGGAAAGTTATGAAAATAAGATAAAAGAGTATAAAGAGCAATTAAGGTATAAAAACGAAGATGTTCAGTCTTATAAGAGTGAATTAGATTCGTTGAATGAAAGTTATCATAATGTAGCTAGTGAAGTGCAAGATTTGCAGGAGCAGGTGAATAAATATAAAAAGCATTATGATAACTTAAGTAAACAATATGATGATGATATTAATTACCGTGATAACCTTATAGACGATTATGAATCTACTTTGGAGACACTATCTTCAGAAGTAGAAAATTTGAAAGAAGAAAATGCTATCCTTATTGATGAATCCGAAGATAACTTAGAATATTATAAATCGAGGAATGAGAAGTTAGAGCAAAAGGTTTCTCAGCTAAATGAAACTGTTAAGAACTACTCACACTATGAGCAGTTTGCGGTGGATTATTACGCTGAGAAGTTAGGAATAACCTCTGACTCTATCAGAGAGAAGCTACCTAACAATTTTACTTATAGTCAATTGAAAGCTTTAGCGGAATCCTACGATGATGTATACCGTCGCAGTAAGAAACTTCCCTTTGCACTACAAAGAGGAAACGATAGGCTGAAAGAAAGCGGTGGTAGTAAAACTTCTTCTGAATCAGGTTCTGCTAGTAGCGATCAGATGACTAAAGACATCATAAGAAATGTCAAATAATTTAAGTTGGAGGTGTGTTCCTTATGGATAAGACAGTTAAGTTAATTGAGCAAGAGCAGAACAAGTTTAATCGTAGTTCTACTCCTCTTGTTCAGAAATGGAATAGGAATATACAGTTAGTCGAAGAAGCATTAGAAAAGCAGTTATCTTTTGATCGTAAGGTAGTGCTTGCTACTGCTTTAGAAAATACTCAGAGAAGGATCAGCGAGCATGAGAGACTTTATGAGGTCTCGCAGCCTACTGATATCGGACCTTTTAAAAAGTTCGCCATCAACAACTCGGTGGCACTATCTGGTAACAGATAGTTAAAGAACTCCCTTAACTGCGGGAAAGTCCCAAAGTTCTTAACTACCAAGCTATTTGAGGTGACTCAGTAGTGGCATTGGGTAACTCCAATGGTACGGTAACAAGGTTAAGAAATATACGGACAATCCGCAGCCAAGTATCCTAGATGTAATTAGGATAAAGGTTCAACGACCATCGAAACCACCACGTAGTGGTAGGGAGTAGAGTAGGATTCAAGAGAATCCGAAACAGGGAGCATCCAAGTATTGGATGATGATATGGTCTCTTCTTACGAGAAATCGTAAGAGATTCATCGGAATCGGATGAATCATAAGATAAAACGAGTTAGTAACAGCTCTTGTACCGTCAATGATTATTCCCGATATTGTATCTGTACAGCCGATGACTAATCGCATAGGAGAGGTACGTTATATCCAGTATGTCTATGGCTCTGATAAGGGTCAGACAGAAGCGGGTACTAGTTTTGCTTCTCCGTTCCGTAAGCCTCGTTCCGATGTTTGGTATTCTTCAGAAGTAGTTGAAGAAGAAGACATCGGTGATGAAGGTAGTGAGGAGTACGAGGGTAACTTGTCATGGACTCCTGTACGTCCTGGCACTGTTGAAATCAATGTAGGTGCTGATACGTTTAAGGATGATGGCAATGGTAACTTCCCGAATCTTGAGCCAGATAGCTTTATCGAATACGATACTGGTAAGTATAAGCTTGTATTCGATGGTGAGACAGGTGATCCTGTAACTGCATCTTATGAATTTAACAACGAGAGAGCACCTGCTACTGTGCCTCAAATCGACGTACGGATTCAGACTTCTCCTGTGAGTGCTAGAAGTAGGAAGCTTCGTGCATTGTACGCATTCGACGCTGCATGAACTGATAGGTTAAGTGCAGCTTAAATCCTGTTAATTGCTGGAACATCCCATAAGCTCGATAAGCTACAACGTAAGGATGAAATAAGCCTAAGCGTGATAGCTCAAAAATTATCGAGATACAGGGACGACCAGCAGCCAAGCCTCGAATAGAGGGAGGTTCAACGACTATCGAAACCATCACTTGTTATCCTGACAAGTGATAGGGAGTAGAGTAGGGTTCCAAGATAGTGGGAACTCGAAAAGCAGGAACCAGGATTCATAAGTTCTGGTATGATATAGTCTGATCTCATAGGAAACTATGAGAGAGTATACGGACTCGGTATACTCGCAACGTCAATGTTGACCTTCAGCGTGATTACGGTGAAGACATCAATGCAGCTTTGGTAGCTCAAATTGCTTCTGAAGTTAAGCACGAGATTGATGGTGAAGTGCTTTATGACCTGCGTAATATAGCGTCAGCAACGGAGGATCCGATGATCTTTGATCAGACTCCTCCTTCAGCTATCACATTACAGGATCATTATGATACTTTCTATCATAAGCTGGTTGCTGCGGGCAATGCCATCTTTGAGAGAACTCAAAGAGGTTCATTGAACTTTGCAGTAGGTGGCACTATGGTAGCGGATATTATAGAAGCTAGCACTAGATTTACTCGTGCAGAAGGTACTGGCTTTGGTAGTGACCCTGTAGGTCCTCATCTCAGTGGTTTCATAAATGGTGTTCCGTTCTATAAGAACCCATTCTATGAGCCTAAGAATTGGTTGGGTGGTTATAAAGGCACTGGGCTTTTTGATGCAGGTTATATATATTGCCCATACTATCCTGTAATGACTACTCAGCTAATCATGAGTGATGACTTTACTGGTCGTAGAGGCTTTGCTACTTCTTATGCTAAGAAGTCTGTTAATTCTGACCTCTATGTCAAAGGTGAAGTTGTACCTGGTGAGTACCACGGTAGCTAATAAGATAGTAATGTAGAAAGATATTACTTTCTTATTTTAGCTATAAGTGGTTAGAAGTGTGGGAGTAGGGAATTTGCTGTGCTAATGTGCTGTTTTCCCTGCTCCCTAGCTTCTTTGTTTGTTAGGTATTAAAAATTTTTATGAGAATTTTAGGGTTAAAAATCGTTTATACTATAGGAAGGATTATAATTTAAATCACAAATATTTTATATTTTATGATTTAGTAGGGTATAGTAAGACGCATATAATTAGTCAACCACCCCGCACTAAAGTGCGAGGCTTGTAAAGCGAGCCTGGTTTTCTAGCCTAAGCTCTACGAGAGCTACGTTATGTGCGAATGAAAAGGTATCTTGGGGTGCTCCTCCAGCTCCAAGCGCTACGTTGGTGACTAAACAGTCCTGCAGGGATAGGGACAGTGGAGCCAAGGAAAAACCGCATATAACTTAGGCGAGGGGGTTCTAACAGGAGAAATCCTGAATACTCTAAAAGGAGTTTTTTAAATGGTTTATGTTTTAAACATTAATGGAGAACCACTAATGCCAACTAAGAAACATGGCATGGTAAGGCACTTTCTTAAAGATGGTTTAGCCAAAGTGGTGCAAAGAACCCCGTTTACAATTCAACTGCTATACGAAAGCGATAACTACACCCAACCAGTAAACTTGGGAATAGATGCTGGTACTAAGCATGTAGGATTATCAGCAACGACAGAAAATGAAGTGCTATTTGAGGCAGAAACACAACTGAGAACTGACATTCAAGGTTTAATCTCCACCAGACAAGAAGCACGTAGGGCACGAAGGAATCGCAAGACATGTTACCGTCAACCTCGTTTTGACAACCGCAAGAAACCCGAAGGCTGGTTGCCGCCTTCAATTCAAAACAAGGTGGATGCTCATGTGAAGCTGGTGGACATGGTATGTAAGATCCTGCCGATTTCCAAGATTACAGTAGAAGTAGCACAATTCGATATCCAGAAACTAAAGAACCCTGATATTGAGGGTGAACAGTATCAGCAGGGCGAACAATTGAACTTCTGGAATGTGCGTGAGTATATTTTTTATCGTGATAATCACACCTGCCAATACTGCAAAGGAAAATCGAAAGACAACATTTTAAATGTTCACCATATTCGAAGTCGGAAGACACAAGGAGATCGTCCAGGCAATCTTATAACTTTGTGCAAAACTTGCCATGACAAGCTACACAAAGAAAATTTAGAAAACTACTTCCAGCCGAAGGATAAAGGATTTAAGGATGAATCGCAAGCTACGATACTGCGATGGTTTATCTACAATAGGATTAAAGAAAAGCATTCTAATGTGAGCTTGACATTTGGTTATATTACCAAGAGTACTCGCATTGAGAATGGTTTGCCAAAATCTCATGCAGTAGATGCTCGCTGTATAAGTGGTAATCCTTTAGCTGAACCACTAGAAAGTAAATTGCGAATTAAACAGGTACGCAAGAATAACCGCCAACTACATAAATTTAACAATATCAAGGGTGGCAAGCGCAAGCCGAATAAAGCGCCGTATTTAGTTAAAGGTTTTCGAGTATTTGATAAAGTTCTCTACAAAAATCAAGAATGCTTTATATTTGGTAGGCGACAAAACGGTTACTTTGATCTTCGGTTATTAGATGGCACAAAAATCCATGCTTCGGCTAGTTATAAGAAGTTAAAGTTAGTAGAAACAGCAAAAACTTTCTTAAAGGAGGTGGCATAAGCAGCATTTCCTCCTCGGACTAAAGTCCGAGGTTTCCATGCTGTAAGTTCTATGATATATGCAGGTTAGTAGGCTTGGAATATAAAGATACTTTGGTTTGGAAGAAAAAGAATCCTATGCCTAGAAATAGGGATAGGAGGTATGTTCCTGATGTAGAGATGATGCAATGGTATGTAAAAGGTAAGGGTTGGATATTTAATAGGTGTAATGAAAGATACGAGAGCTGTGTTAAGGAATATTCTTCTGAGAGCGGTGGGGGATTTAAGAGGTATCACGAAACGCAAAAGCCGATAGAGTTGATAAAGAATATAATAAAGATACATAGTGATGAGGGTATGTTGGTTGTTGATCCATTTTTGGGTTCAGGAACTACAGCGTTAGCTTGTGAGGATTTAGGTAGAAAGTGGGTAGGCGTTGAAAAAGAAGAAGTGTATTGTAAAATAGTTACAGATAGGTTGGGCGATATTGTTAATGGTAGTAAAAATATGAGTTTAATGGATATGCTGGATGGTTAGTTTTGGTAGTAGTAAATATTATGAAGGTATGTTGGGGGTGTATTTTTGGTGGCTACGTTGAGTGGTGCTAGTCTTGCGGGTGGTAGTTCTGCGAGGGGCAGGGTAGACGACGATTTTTATGCTACTCCAGAAGAAGCAACGAAGGCGTTGTTGGGCGTAGAAGAAATTTTATATCCTGCATTAGAGCCTGCTTGTGGTGCGGGTCATATAAGTAAGTTGCTTGATGAAGATAGAACTTATTCTTCAGATTTGATTGATAGGGGTTATGGTGTTTGTGGTGTTGATTTTTTGGATACGATTTGGGATAGCTATTCTACTGTGATTACTAATCCTCCTTTTAAGTTATTTCAGGAGTTTGCAGAAAAGGCGTTGGAGGTAGCTACAAAAAAAGTTATTAAAATACAAGCTTTGGAAGGTCAGAAGAGGGGTACTTTCATGGAAATGTCTCCTTTAAAATATGTATATGTTTTTAAAGATAGGGTAAATCCTTTAAGAAATGGTAGTTCTGTTGATGATAATGGTAAGCCTTGGAGGAGTACAATGTGTTTTGCTTGGTATGTATGGGAACAGGGTTATGAAGGTAATACTGTGTTAAAGTGGTTGGAGGTTGACGATAAGAAAGATGGAAATATGAGCTTAGTGGATATGTTAGGTGAGTAATTTTTTATAGGAGGTGTTTGAGTTATGTTGATAACTCCATATTTTAGGGAAGCGTTTGATGATGTTTGGATGCTTGCGGAAGCTCAAGGGTGGATTGATTTTTTAGATAGGTTGCCTGTTACGTTTAAGGAATATAGTATATGTATAAATGATGCACTATATGAGGGGCGTGATTGGATTTATGAAGAAAATCTGCCAGAAGATGAAGAGAGAAAGATGTTAGAAGATATGGTTGAGGTAGCAGTGTTTGCTATAGAAGATTTTGCTAGTAATTTTAAGATACACGCTAAGCAGGGAGTTGCGGATTTTAAGAAAGCTTTACAGGCTGATGGTGAGCTATAACCTTAGAATAACGGGGGGTGTGATTATTTTGCGTAGGAAGTTATCGAATTTACATGAAGGTTTAATTACTTGGAAATATAACCGTTTTGGTCATTTAGAAGTGTGGGAAGGCACGGAAGCAAGAGGAGAATCGGATCTATATATTCAATCTGAGGACGACGTAGAGGCGTTTTTCGATCATATTGGGATACCTGCAGACATGGTAGACCCTGGCGATTGGGACACTTGTGAAGATCCAGATTATTTTTAAGGAGGAGGAATGGTTATGAAGCAGGATATTTTGTCATTATTGGATGGGTTATTGGAGGAGTTAAAGCGTGTAGATGATAAGGTGATGAAGGCGGTAGATTTGCTTATAAAAATTCCAGAGTATTCTAGGTTAGCAGACTATTTA